CTGTTATTCAACGTATGAATAATAATGCTGCTTCAGGTGGAGGAGATTCATTACTTACAGATGAAGAATTAAAACAACTCCAACAAATAGCCGAAGAAGTAGCAAAAGATGAGCAAAAGCCAATTAAAGAATAATAGTTCTACTAGAACTAATAGAAATTCTAATACTCCTTCTTTACTTAAAGGGAGGGTTTATAGTGTTATAATGGATGATAGTCATTTCTTTTTTAGAGATGTATTAAAGTCTTTTGACCCCACCTATATAGGATATATTTACTGGGGTAGTGTTAATTTAAAACTAGGAGGGTTAGAACGAAGTGATATCCTTAAATATTGTACTATAGCAAAACCATATTTTAATTGGATTACCTATACCCCCTTAACTACTGAAATAGTAGATTTAGTAAAAGCCCCTAGTAATAAACATTACAATGCCTTAGGGGGTACCCACACCAATACTGAATATTTTTATTACCCACCCATTAATATATGGAATAATTCCTCTGGTAATCCATTACCAGCAGAACCCGATGTTCAGTTAAATAATGGTGATGTTCCATTAGGGGAATATACCAATGAGGATAAAGTAATGAGTACTAAAAATATGGTACCATTTGAAGGTGATATGATATTAGAAGGTAGGTTTGGTAATAGTATTAGATTTGGTTCATCTAACCCACAAGGAAAAAATAATTGGTCTGATAATGATAGTGAAGGAGAACCCATTACTATTATATCTAATGGCCAAACAACTGAAGGGGCGGCTGCTATAGAAGATATAAACGGAGATGCTAGCTCAATTTATTTAACTTCTAACCAAAATATAAATAATCTTAATATAGCTTCTAAAAATTTTAAATCTTTAAATGCTAATTTTAAAGAACTTAACTCAGGTACTCAAGGTTTAGAATCATTTACACAAACTTCTACCTCTATAGAAGAATTATTAAATGGACCATATCAATCAGAAACTTCTAATTTTCAAGACCAATCTGATATTATAAATGAAGGACAAGAAACTTTAGAAACTGATGATGGGAGTAATGCTAGTTCTGACGAGGTACCTATAAGTTCCGAAGGAGGATATCAAAATTTGGTAAAAATTCCGGGAATGTATGAAGATAATAGTAAAATCAAACGTACTTTATATATGGTTCCACAAAGATTTTCAAATGGAACAATATTAATTACAAATTCATTAGCAGTACCTTTAATGGAAATGTTATTAGCAGCCGAAAATGAAGGTACTCGTTTAATAGTAAGTAGTGGATTTAGGCCCCCCGTAGATAATATTTATTTAAATGGTAATTTAATACAAAAATCCCAAAAAACTGTTAGATTAACTAATTTAAAATCCCAATTTAAAGGAAAAATTAAAGAACCATGGTTAGAACGTACTACAGTATTAGAACCATTTGATGGATATCAAATAGGAGATATTTATAATACTACCCCCCAATCTAAGCATTTTGAACCTAAAGCCGCAGCCTCTTATAAATCAAAGCATGGGGCTTCTTTAGCATGTGATTTTGCTACAGCGAGTGCTACTAGCGAGGGTTATAAATGGATGTGTCAAAATGGATGGAAATATGGTTTTATTAGAACTGTAAATACTGAACCATGGCACTTTGGATATAGTCCTGAAAAAGCTAAGAACGGGCCTACTGCTGTATTATCATATAAGTATGAACCGGGCGTGGAATATAAAAACACTACTAATAGATGGAATAATGTATTTGGTGCAGTAGAACCCAATTGGGAATCTGAATTATTAGTATTTCAAGAACAACAAGCACAAAATTTAAATGATCAAATCACCTGAAACATATCAAGGAAAACAGGTAATAATTACCTCTGATCGATTAGTATTTAATGCACGAGAAGATTCTGTATTTTCTTCCGATAGTACTATTGCATTTTCTACTAATAAAGACTTTCACATCAATACTAGTGATGGGTCTAAGGGAATGTTTGTGTTAAATAGTCCTAAAATACATTTAGGTGTAATTAAAAATGATAATGCAATAGCTAATAACCCCGCGGTTAAAGGCCATGAATTAGAAAAATTACTAAATGATATGTTAGACCACCTAAATCGATTATATAATATTGTACTCCCTACACTCCATCAAATTACTACTTTACCGGGCTTACCTACAATACCTAGTCCAGCTAATGCAGGTTTAGTATCTCCCTTAGTATCGGAACTAAATATTTTTAAAAGTAGACTTAAAGAAATCAAAAGCAAAAACGTTTATATCAAATGATTACCTTATTTGCAGGACAAGCCCCTACTATAATGAATACTCTTACAGGAGCTAAAAGAAGAGTACTTAATATAGAAAATCAAATTCCCTTTGTTGAAACTAAAATTCTTCTTGATATCCCAAACCTTCAGCAGATTGCCCTTGCTATTCCTCCTGTAAGTTCATCACCGGATGAAATAAACAATATTTTAGAAAAATTTAAAAAATTAAAAGAAAAGTGTGATAAACTTAAAACTTTAATTGATAGATTAGTAAATCAAATAGATAAAATCTTAGGTCAACTAAGTCGTATAGAAAGAATATTTACTACAATAGATGGTTTTATTAACTTTTTAGCAGATTTTATTCCTTTATTAAGAGTATTAATCAGTACTGCCCAAGTTGGATTAATAGCTCAAGTAGGGTTTTTAGCGTCGGGTGTTATAACTATTAAATTAGGCGATGCCATTAAATTTGCAAAATCTAAACTTAAAGAAATAGATGCTTTAGCTAGAATAGTAACTCCAATATCGGAATTTATAGATAACGAAATAGGGGAAATCAGAGATATATTATACCCTGTTAGAAGGAAACTAATAGAAATTAGAGCCCAAATTAGTGCTCGATGTGACCTTATGGATAATTTATTTATAGATAAGCTTAAAAGAGATCTAGAATTATCATTATCACAAAACCCACCATCAGGAGATGGATTAGAAGGGGGAGGATTAACAGGTCCCCAAGGTACTGGGGTTTTACAAAGTAATGAAGATATAATTAATTTATTATCTTCACAAGTAGATCCCGAAGATATTTTAGATAACTTAGAAAATTCAAATAAACAACGGTTTATTGAATATTTAGTAGAAAATGGTGCCACAGGGTATCAAATTGTTAAAAAGTGATATATTTATTAAAAACTAATATTAATGAAATTAAGTGCATTCGAAAAAATTATTAGAAAAGTTGTGCGGGAAGAAATAGATCATGCCTTAAGGCGTGAAATAGCATTACTAAAAGAAGAATTAGTCAGCCAACCACAACAGCGTGTAGTAGAAACTAAAAGTAATACTCAAGAAGCCGAAGATTTTAGAGCTAAATTAAGATCCCAAATGCCCCCACCTAACTTTAATACGGGCAATGATACTCTTAATTCACTTCTATCTGAAACAGCTATAACACCCACATCAGAAGAAACATTTGCATCTAATGACCCTGTAAATCAATTTGTAAATAAAGATTGGGGCCCCATAATGAATGCAATTTCTAAGAAAAAAGATTTTAGACCATAATGGCTATAAGGAAAAAAATAGGATATAGAATTGATCCTCTTGATCTTGATAAGCGTAAAGCTATTGGGGTTAGGGTACCTTTTAATAAAAAAGGAGTATTTCAATTTAATTATACAACAAAGGACCAAATAAAATCTAATCTTATTAATCTTCTTTTAACATCTCCTGGTGAACGTTACCATGAACCCTCTTATGGTGTAGGTTTAAGAGAAATACTTTTTGACCAAAATGTTGAATCTAGTGAAAGAATATCTACTCTTAAAGCTCGAATAGATCAAAACATACAATTCCATATCCCACAAATAGAATTAAATAATCTCCAAGTTACCCCTGAGGATAAATTATTAAATATAAAAATAGGTTATACAATTTTATTAGATAATGATACAAGTGAGATTTCAATAACCTTATAATAAATGGCCTATTCTAAAATAAATAATACATCTGGTACTAATAAAAAAGATATTAAGTACTTAAATAGAAATTATAATCTATTAAAACAAGATTTAATTAATTTTACTAAAAATTATTTCCCAGATAATTTCAATGACTTTTCAGAAAGCAATCCTGGCATGGTATTTTTAGAATTAGCAGCCTATGTAGGAGATATACTTTCTTATTACACCGATACACAACTTCAAGAAACCTTTATAGAATCCGCTAGGGAAAAGACCAATCTTTTAGCCCTAGCATATAATTTAGGTTATAAACCTGTTATTTCTAATCCATCAACTACTAGTTTAGATTTATTTATAACATTACCCGCTAATGGATCGGGAACAGGTCCAGATTGGAATTATGCTCCTACTGTAAAAAGAAATTCTGTATTTACTACATCTGAAGCCTCACCTACAAGATTTACTCTTACTGAAGATGTTAATTTCCAAGTTAGTAACTCATTAGACCCTACAGAAGTATCTATATATTCAGAAGAAGGAAACCCCCTATCTGTACAGGAGGGTACTAATCCCACTCCTTTATATTATTTAATAAAAAAACAAGGTAATGTTATTAGCGCTGAAGTAAAAACAACTTCTTTTACTATTGGTGAACCTGAAAAATATCTTACATTAGAAATTCCTGATTCAAAAATTATAGGAATAGAAAACGTAGTAGATGCTGATAATAATACTTATTATGAAGTTCCTTATTTAGCCCAAGAAACTATATTTGAGGAAGTAGCAAATGTAGCTGCTAATAACCCTAATTTACAACAATATTCTAATGATACTCCTTATCTTTTAAGACTTAAAAAAGTACCTAAAAGATTTACAACAAGATTTACTTCAAACGATATACTACAATTACAATTTGGTGCAGGTATTAGTGAAGGCAATGATTCAGAAGTATTACCTACACCAGAAAATATAGGAATAGGAATTAAAGATAGTAGATCTAATTTAGATAAATCATTTGACCCATCAAATTTCTTAGCTTCAAAAGCATATGGTGAGGTGCCTTCTAATACTACTATTAGTGTTAATTATTTAGTAGGTGGAGGAATAGAATCAAATGTGGAATCAAGTGTAATTAATAAATTATCTGCCGTTAATATAGCTAAGAATAATAGTATTAGCAGTGAAGGTATTTTTACCACTGTAAAAGAATCTTTATCAGTCAATAACCCATTCCCCGCTACTGGAGGAGGACCTGGAGATACACTTGAAGATATAAAACAAAATAGTATAGCTCAATCATCAGCCCAACTTAGAACAGTTTCAAAAGAAGATTATATTATTCGTACTTTATCTATGCCTGCTAAATTTGGTAAAATAGCTAAAGCATATATTATAAAAGACGATCAAATTAGTATAGATAGTAGTGCTAGAATATCAAATCCTAATGCTTTAAATTTATATACTTTAGCATATGATGGTAATAAAAACCTTACTCAACTTAATAGTGCTACTAGAGCTAATTTATCTTCTTATTTAGAGGAATATAGAATGTTAACGGATGCTATTAATATTAAAGATGCATTTGTTATTAATTTTGGTGTTGAATTTGATATAGTTTCCTTTAAGGAAGCTAATAATAATGAAGTTATATTAAATTGTATTCAAGCTTTAAAAAATTATTTTAGTGTAGATAACTGGCAAATTAACCAACCTATTATTATAAATGAAGTATATAATGTAATAGGAGCAGTAAAAAATGTTCAAAATGTAGAACACGTAAAATTAGTTAATAAATCTGGAATAGCATTAGGATATTCTCAATATTCTTATGATTTTGATTCAGCAACTATAAATAATGTTTTATACCCTTCTATGGATACTAGCATTTTTGAATTAAAATATCCTAATATAGACGTAAAAGGTAGAATAATTAAATATTAACCATGGCATATCATTTTTTATTTCCTGAAAAGGACACAACTATATATTCTCACCCTCTTAGAAAAGATCTAAATACGGGTAAAATGGAAACACTATCATTACTATCCGAAAAAGGAAATAATGATAGTAACTATTACCCTTCTAGAATCCTTTTAAAATTTAAAGACTCAGAAATAAAACATGTCCTTTCTGAAAAAATAAATACCACCGAGTTTAGTGCTTCTTTAAAATTATATGCTACGGATTTTACTCAAAACTTACCCATTTCTCAAAACATAGAATTATATCCTTTAGTAGATGAATGGAATAATGGTAGCCAAAGATACATTGATCACCCATATTTTAGTGGTGTAGTAAGTGATGGTGCTTCTTGGTTATATAAGGACAACGGGACAATAAAAACTAGTTGGTCTGACATTTCTACAGGAGCAAACACAGCAAGTTACATAGATAGTACACTTGGGGGAGGAACTTGGTATTATGGATCAGGATTTGAATCTACACAATCAATTTCTATTGTAAATAACTTTGATTTAAATTTTAATATTACTGACCAAATACAAAAAGTATCTAAAAGTATGTTTTTACATGCCCCCCTCCCCGATGGTATACCTAATAATGGATTTATTATAAAAAGAGAACACGATACTACCTTAACGGGTTCTAATCAAGGAACTATTAAATATTTTTCTGTAGATACTCATACTATATTTTCACCCACATTAGCAATAAAATGGGATGATTCGGACTATGCTGATGCTGTTACTAGTAGTAATGATATATTAAATAGTGGAAAGATTCAATTAAATTTTAATAATTTAAAACCTGAATACAAACAATCAGAAGAGCCTATTTTAAGATTAAATGTTAGGGAACAATATCCTAACAGAACATTTACAACTTCTTCAGATTTTCTTAAAGTAAATTATTTAAACCCAACATCATATTACAGTATTGAAGATTATACTTCAAAAGAAGTTATCATACCTTTTGATACAGAATTTACAAAATTAAGTGCAGATACTGATGGTATGTATTTTAAATTAAACATGCAAGGTTTGCAACCCGAAAGGTATTATCGTTTATTAATTAG